ATCCGTCCACCAGTTCTGGGATCGGTGATGTAGTTTATAGTTGCCATAGTTGTATTTAACCTATCCTAACCAAGAGGGTTTAGAGGGCCACTCAATTGCAGTGGGAAAGCCTGATTGTTGTGGTACATCTAACAATGCTGATCTATAAGCAATCAGTTCTTGTTGTTGTTCGCCTGTCAAAGCGGAATACCAAACAGGGTTGACGCGATCTACTGCAACCAATAATAAATTACGTTGCCGTCTTACTGAATTGCTTGCTTGTGTATTATTTAATTGCCATGACTTAGTTGTCCAATCCCAAACGTAATTTATATTAGGTTGTGCAGGTTTATTAATAATTGTTTTTGTATCTAAATCAATGTAATGGTTTAGATCATTATAACTACCATCAACAGCATTATCTGGAATAGATGTTGCAGATGGATTTGTAATTGTAGAAAGTATTTGACCTGTAGAAAGATCGTAAATTGAATATATCATCGTTTTAATATCTGACAAATTAATGATCCACTTTTAAGTATCAATTGCGGTGTTGAAGTTCCGCTTGGGCTAACACTTACAGACATACTGTAAACATAATTAGTGTCTGCAGATAAACCAGTATCTAGATAAGCAAATGGAATAATATTGTTAAATCTTGATTGATTAACAGTATCTACGTCATATCTAAATGTTTGCGCTACCAAAGTGGTATTGTTGCGACTTAGATAAAATGATAATATCCAGGTTTGTGCAGAACCACTACCAGTGTAATTAAATGTTTGATCAGTTGATAAAACACCAGTAACATAATTAGAAATGCCAGCAGTAGCTGGTAAATTGATAGTTACATTAGCATAGGTATAATAATATGCACCAGAACCTGGATTGGTCACAGTAATATTGGTATTTGAACTTGCTGCATTACCTTGACTAACTGCCTGGGTAACTATGTTTGTTGTTGAAACAGTATTGGTTTGTAAATTGCTACCAGTTACAAGACCCGACACATTTAAATTGGCACCAATGCTGACATTACCACCAAAGCGGGCATCACCATCTAAATAACTTAGCCAATAACCAGTACTGGAGGTATTACCCAGGGTAGCTGTATTGCTGACAATGTTACCAGCATAGATATAAGATGATGAAATTTGTGTGGCGGTTATACTGCCGGCAACAAGACTGTTGGCCTGAATAGTATTGGCTTGTATTAGGTTACCAGTGATAGTATTGGCTTGTATTAGGTTACCAGTGATAGTATTGGCTTGTATTAGGTTACCAGTGATGGTATTTGCTGCAATGTTATAACCAGTGACGGCCGCAGGCGCAATAGCCTGTGTGGTCACACTACTGTTGCTTAAACTTTTTGCAACAACTAAATTACTGCTAATACTGGCCAACACAATAGGAGCACTATTGGCATTGGGCATATCAGGCACAGCCTGATAATATTGATTTGGAGCAGCATTGCCCACAAAGAAACCAATACTGTTGCCGCCGCCAGTGGTATAAAACAAAGCCTTGGTAGTGCCAAATCCGCCTGAAGCCTGATACCAAACATAATCTACTGGATTGTTGCTAATAGTAATATTACTGGTATTGCGTAGACCATAATAATTGGCCAATTTACTGTTGCTGGTAAATCCTGATCCACCTGTTGAACTGTTGGCATATTTGACATCCATATATGGATACAAGTAATTGACCACGCTGGTAGTGGTATATCCGCCTACATTGCTTGATGTGGTAGTTATTTGTCCATTGGTAGTATTGGCTGTGAGAACATTGGCGGCTGTGCCAGTACCATTGCCTACACCAAGATTGGCCAAAGCATAATTAAGACCAGTAATAATGTCGCCGGCATTGCTGTTGACATCTAATGCAAATGTACTCATTTGAGATTACCTTGTGTCTTGTACAACTGTTACTTGCCAATTGGCAGCAGTCATTTGCCACGAATTAACTGCGCTGTTGCTTTGTACTTTGATTGTGTTTACACGTGCTTCGTTTTGGTTGATTTGAACCCAAGGATTGTTGGTCACAATAGGCAGTTCAACTGGCGGCTTATAGGTCACATTGCCAGCCACACTGTCTGCACCGCCTACTGTAATGGTCACATTGCCTGTGCCATATACTTCAGGCAACACACGATGTACCTGTACACTGGCACTGTATGGTTGACCAAATGATATATTGTTGCGTTGGAACAAAGTTGGTATGGCTGTGTTACCTAAGAAACTGGTACCCACGTCCTTTTGTACTAGACGTGTGTTGGCCTGAAACGAACTATACACAATAGTACGACTGGCCAAATTGGCAGTTGTGCCAGTCCAGATGGGACTTTCTGTGCCCATTGTGGCCTGTGTGACATCACGTGGTGGTTGCCATACATCTAGATCATATCTATAACTGATCATTTTGTTACAAGTACCGGTACTTGTTAAATCTGGATAATAGATTTCAATTTGATATTTGCTGCTGTTGTGTTCCATAAAGATCTGATCAGTATAAGCCGGATTTAAATTGTTATAAAAATAATCTTTTACACGTTGGTTACCAATTGGTTTAAAGTTGCCACCATCAAAATTCCAAATATCACGTGCATCTAGACCAAATACAGTATTGTCCACATTGCACCAACAATTTTCATTTAGTAGGCCACGTCCTTGATTCAACAATTTGACACAAAACACTGGTGCTGTAGAACTTTGATAATTGATAGGACTGAATACCACTGTGTCCCAATAACTACAAACATAAAAGTTACCATTGGCTGGAAAGCCATCAATCACAGGACCACGTACAGGAACTTCCAATTCGTTGGCCACGTTTACCAAGGTAGGTGCCCAGGTAGTAGGTCCTGAGTTGAGACCAAAGTTTTGACTCCAACGTACTGTGTTGGGATAATTTACTGTGGTGCCAGTTGATATCACATTGGCAGTTAGATTACCAGCAATCAACAACGATCCCAGGTTTGGACTGTTGTATAGGCGTAAAAAGCCAGCAGTTAGGCTAGACCAATCGGTATTGTAATTCCAAACATAGTTGTCTGGAGCTTGACCATACAAGTAAAATTGACCAGCAGTGGGCAACAGATACATTGGTGGGTTGATAGTATCGTTCACAAACAACACTTCGCCGTTCCAACAATCTGTAAAGGCTGTGTTGGCATCATATCCTGAACCGTCAAATCCAGTGCTGGGAGTTAGATTGGTAATGCCGGCCGAGTTGATGCCATACCATTGGCCTTGATCTGTTGCTACTACAAACCAAAAATCTGTACCTACTCTAAATGATGCTGTCACATAAATTACATTGCCAGGTATTTGACTGAGAATGTATTGATCTCCAGCCACTGAGTTAATACCGCGCACATTGGTTTCAATATTGTAACCTTCATTGTACTCGGTAGGTTGCAATGAACTGGATGGTACATCAGGAGTAAAACTCATGTTGCTAAAAGGCGTTTTGATTGGGTTTACGGCCATTGCGATTCCTTAAGTTGTATATGTGAATATAACAATACCCACGTTGCCTGAAGTTCCGGTCATTGTGCTTGAAGCATTGGCTATAACATCAAGCATACCGCCTCCACCTCCACCTCCATAATACAATGGTTGTCTTGGCGGTGTAGTAACACTATTTTTAAAAGCATTATTGCCACCAGCGCCGCCTTGTGCATAAGTGGTACTGGTTCCAGTAATTGAATTTACATTTCCAAATCCACCAGCGCCGCCATAGGTGCTGCCAGCACTTACATTACCATTTGAACCTATGGCATCGGCTCCACCACCACCACCACCAGGTACAGCAGCAATAGCTCCGTTACCACCATTGTTACCTTGACCGCTAGTACCTGCGGCACCTAGACCAAATGTACCTGTTGCGCCACCACCACCAGCGCCACCAGATCCGCCGCTGGTAGCATAATTATTGTATGTTACAGCTGAATTGTTAGCACCTTGACCGCCAGCTCCGCCACCATTTACTGTGATATTAAATGCAAGACTGCTGCCCCCGGGCGAACCATTGGCTGCCTTTGGCGTATTGCCGCTATCACTATCATAACCGCCTTGACCGCCAGCTCCGCCAGCACCTACCACAATGTTGTATAAATTGGTAGTTGACAATACTGTTGACACATTGCTGTAATAAAGACCACCGGCACCGCCACCACCTCCAGCAGCTCCGCCACCTAATGTGGCTCCGCCACCACCACCACCTCCAGCCACAATTAATAATTGTGTAACAGTGATAGGTGCAGTATTGGTTGTTATAGAACCATTGCCAGTA